CTGCAACAAATGCTTCTAATCCTAGTCGTTTTGCCTTGTTTCTTTTTGCTTCTGCTATTGTTCTTATATTAATTTTATCTATACTTGGCAAAATAATATCATGTTGACTATATTCTGGCTTGGTAAAACTACTAAATGAACATTTGCTTTTATGTATTTCTGCTAATAAATCTCTGTTATTGAGATATTTTACTTTACGCCCCGTAGTCAGGGATGTTGTTATGGTCATCTTGATGCGACCTCCTTTTAGCTAGTGTAGTGGAACGGAAAAAGTTTGTCAACCGAAATAGTTAACTATAGCTATTATTTATTGGGTAAATATAATACTAGGAGCGTTTAAGAATGCTAAATGACGAATTTGACAAAACAAAACCAAAAAACTTTCTCGAAGCAGTAGGTAAAGATCTTTTACAAAAAACCCAACTAGGCAGATTAGCAAAGGCTGTTGGCACCCTTTCTGACAAAATAGGCCTTACAAGGTTAGGAAAACTTGAAAAGGGAGGAAAGCAACCGCTACCTAGTTTTGATGTGCTATATCAAGAAGAAAAAGATTTTAGGACACGATTAGTAGTTCCGGTGAACTATATGTTCAGTCAAGATTTTCAATGGCCGGCAGGCTCGCCCTATCCGTTTAAAAAAGGTATTACTTTTCCTTTTACTCCAGTAATTACACAGGAATGGAGTGCAAACTACTCAACATTAAATCCTACTCATTCTAACTATTCTTTGCATTTTTATAAACACAGCTCTGTAGGCCCAATAAGTGTGAGTGGAAAATTTGCAGTTCAAAATAAACTGGATGCAGTTACGTGGTTACAAACTGTACACTCTCTCCGTGCTCTTACCAAAATGCATTTTGGTAAAGATACTAATAAAGGCCTTCCACCGCCAGTATGTAGATTTTTTGCTTACGGAGAACTGCAATATAACAATGTCCCAGTTGTAGTCCAATCTGTAAGAGTTGACCTACCTGATGGCGTAGATTATTATGCCGCAGACATAAATCAAGATAGATTAGATAAAGATAAACCTGTCTCCGGAACAATGGTGCCAACGTTGTCTACTATAACTATTAATCTATTACCTATGTATAGTAGAGCAGAATTGCTTAATCTAGCGCACGTTGATGATTATATGGCAGGATTAGATTCAACTAAATCAAAGTCAAGTAAAACTCAAGGATTCCTATAATGTCTTTTAAAAATACTAGCCCTTACTATCAAACTCCATTTAACGGGTCGTACCTTGATATTATGACTATGAGAAACATACCTGCTCTTTCAGAAGATGTTGAATATGAAATTCTTCCTCAATATGAATATAGGCCTGATTTATTGGCATTTGACTTATATGACGATGTTAATTTATGGTGGGTGTTTGCTGTAAGAAATAAAGATGTTATTAAAGATCCAGTATTTGACATGTTCGCAGGTCAAAAAATAAGAATACCTCTTATGGAAACACTTCAACGTTCGTTAGGTTTATAAAATGGGCACAGTTACTCGAAAAACTGCATCCGTAGACGTAGCTACAGGTAATACTGACGGACAAAAATCCAATACTCAAAGTTCTAGCTCAAATAACGGAACAACAAGCGGCGATGTTAATAGAAAAACTGAAAACAGCGCAGAAAGAATAGGAACTCAAAACAATTCTGCAGTTAAACAGACTGACGTTGGAATTCCGCCGTATGCCTGGAATGGAGACAGAAATCCATTACACGAGTTTAGGACTTTTAACTATTTGTTTACCTTGGCAGCAGTACAAGAAGGCGCACTAAAAAATCCCAAATCTATAAGACAATCAACTGAAAAGTTTGTTGTTGCTAAATCTGCAGGTAAAGGCTCAAACAAACCTGACACCAATCCCTTTGCTATAACTACGGAGTTAACAAAGGCTTCTGAATTAGTTAAAGATTTTAATAAATTAAGTCCCGGTAGATTTGACCTGTACTTAAACAATGTTGAAATTGAAACGTTAATGGCCTTTAGTAAAACAACCAATCTTGCAATGGCTACTAAAATTAGTTTTGAAGTTCACGAGCCCTTAAGCGTCTCTGGATTTTTAGAAGCAATACAGGTAGCCGCCATTGCAGCTGGTCATAAATCTTATATGGGAGCACCATTTGTTCTTAAAGTTGAATTTCTTGGATATTCTGACAAAGAACCCGGCCCGTCTACTAGACCCATGACGGTAGATAAAGGAAATAGATATTTTGTTCTTAATCTTACAAAAATAGATATTGATGTTACAGAAGCAGGAACAAAATATAGAGTCCAAGCTATAGCTCACAACGAAACAGGTTATGGAGATAGTAACGATCTAAAGACACCTATACAAATAAGTGGTACTACTGTAGGAACTATTCTACAAAATTTAATGAGTTCTTTAGAACAATCAGAACTAGAAGCACTAAAAAAAGAAACTGGTCAATCGACTAACGATTACGATAGATATGAAATTGTGTTTCCTAGTCTAGTAGGAGATAAACTAGTATATGATCAAGTTAATACAGCTTTACGAGATTCACCTGTTACTGAATTATTAAATTCTGGAGGTTTATATTCAATGCCCCCTCCTGGGCCAATATTATCTGAAATGTATTCTTCGGGTAATGTTCCAAAATTTACTTTTAATCCAGCACTCAACGCAAACAAACAACCAAAATTTGAAATATCTAAAACAATGATGCAGTTTACAAAAGGAGCAAAGGTACATGATATTATTGCTTCTATTGTCCGAGATAGTGCCTGGGGCAAAAGAATATTTTCCGAACCTCCAGAGAAAGTTATTAAAAACGGAATGGTTGAGTTTGTTCATGTAGCTATTGAAGTTGAATATGTCGACGGTCAATGGAATCCGCATACAAGGCGTCCAGTGTGCCGTTATAGATATCTAGTAATACCTTATAAAATGCATTTTACAAGAATACCATTATTTCAAAAATTTATTCCAAAAGCAGAAATGCAAAATTTTGTAGACAAATATGTTAAAAGAAAATACAGTTATTTGTATACAGGAGAGAATGTTGATATTATTAAATTTAATATTACTTTAAATCATCTTTTCTACCAATCATACGCACAAAATTTAGGTAATAAAACTATACCTATATACACTGATTCAAATAAAAAACAAAATTCAGTAAACAAGGGTCTTAACTCTACAGATCCCGATGTAGCACTGAACACGTTTATTCCAGAAGCTCCAAGACGAGCTGATTCTAAATTAAGTAACATTGTTAAACACGGTTCAAATGCTGGCCAAAGAGATTATTATTCTTACGATGTATTGGTGTCGGCCATGCATCAGGCTATTCTTGACAATACTGATATGATAAAGTGTGAAGTAGAAATAATAGGAGATCCTTATTATCTAGTAACCGGAGGAATTGGAAATTACAGACCCGTATTACTTGACGGCGGAATAACAACCGATGGTGAAGCTCCTTATCAAACTCATGATGTTGTTGTAGTTTTAGAATTTAAAAACCCGTCAGATATTAATCAATCCACAGGCAAAGCTACAAAATTTGATAAAGGTGCGGTTTCGTTTAGTGGTTGTTTTAGGGTAATTAAAGTACAGAACAAATTTGTAGACGGAATGTTTACTCAAAGATTGCATCTTGTAAGAATTCCGGGACAACCGTACGATAGTGCTAAACCTCCAGTAGCAGGAAGTTCAGCATCGACAGTTGGCCTAGTTGACGTTGACGCTCCTTCCCCACCAACAGAATAATTATGACAATTAATAAAAGAACTGGTTTTAAATTACCACATCCTGGACCTTATATAGGACGGGTTACAAATCATATTGATCCTACATACATGGGAGATCTAGAAGTTGTACTTGAATTAGGAGCATGGGCTACTACAGAACTTAAATCAAAAAGTATTACAGTACGTTATCTTAATCCTTTTTACGGTGCAACTTCTGCACAGTTTGAAGGTAACAACCCTTCTAATTTTAATGATGTTCAGAAGTCTTACGGAATGTGGTTTATTCCTCCTGATATTGGTTGTAGGGTAATGTGTACATTTGTTGAAAGCGATTCAAATCAAGGTTATTGGTTTGGTAGCGTCCAAGATAGATTTCAAAATCATATGGTTCCTGGTATTGCTACTCCATCAACACCTGCTGAAATTGCTTGGGGCCCGGGAGAAAAAGAAAAATATGACGGCGTTCCTACTCCTGTTGCAGAATTTTTAACAAGAAATTTTGACGGTGCGTTTAATCCCAATGGTATCCCAAAACCTGTACATCCTTTTGCCGAACGTTTATTAAGACAGGGCCTACTTGCAGACACTAACCGTGGCGCAACATCTAGCACTGCTAGGAGAGAAATTCCTAGCAGAGTTTTTGGAATAAGCACTCCGGGACCAGTTGATTTAACCGGCCCACGCCGAACTATTAGTTCAGGATCATTAAGCAATGAAAGGTATACAATTCCTGTAAGCAGACGTTCAGGTCATACTTTTGTAATGGATGATGGCGATATTTTAGGAAACAACCAATTGGTTAGATTACGATCTTCGTCGGGGCATCAAATTTTATTGAATGATTCAATTGGAGTTGTATATATTGCTAATGCTGAAGGCTCGGCGTGGCTTGAAATGACCGCGTCTGGAAAGATAGATATCTATGCACAGGACTCAGTAAGTATCCATAGTGAAGGTGATTTTAATTTTAAAGCAGATAGAAATATTAATCTCGAAGCAGGCCAAAATATTTGTATGAAATCGGCCGCAGATACCATCATTAACTCTGATGCTAATTTTCATTTACTTACAAGCGGTGATGTAAGAGTAAGAGCAGAAGGTGATTTAGAAATGTTATCTATCCATGCTTTAAATCTTACATCTGCTAAAACTATGAATTTTAGGTCTTACGAAAAACTCAACCTTATGTCGTCTGGAGGAGATTTAAGCCTTATTGCAGTCGGTGGTGATGTTAAAGCAGGACCAAAAGTACGACTTAAAGTAGTCGGCGATCAAGCCGCAACTGCAACAAAGGCGTCAGGCTCTACTACCAAACTTAATACAGTTCCGGTTCCAAAGACTAGTGTTAGTGCAGGATGGCCTGCAAGATATCAGGACGGAACACTTGATAGTATTATGTCTCGGGTACCTATGCACGAGCCTTGGGCGGCACATGATTCATATAATCCTGGTGCTAATGCATCGTTTATAACATCTGATGGAACGGTGAATCCGCCAGCCTCTGGAGATTCACCGGTTTCTTCGGCACCTGTAGTAATGACATATTTTACAGATGCATGGTTTGAGTTTGACAAAGCAGTTTTATTACCAGCAGGTGAAGCGGCACTTAAAGCCTTTGCTGATAAAATTAAAGCATCTTCTGGCCCGCACACTATTACAGTAATAGGTCACACTGACAGTAAAGGTACTCCAAGTTATAATCTAGACCTGTCTCAAAGGAGAGCTGGCTCAGCAAAAACTTTCTTGGTATCACAGGGGCTCGATTCGAGTTCAATTATTACTAGGGGCAAAGGTGCAACAGAACCAGTTGCCGCAAATGAAATAAACGGTAAAGATAATCCCGAAGGCAGAGCAAAAAATAGAAGAGTTGAAATTAAAGTTGTAGGAAGTTTTGCAGATGTCCCAACATCTACGTCAGATGAAGGATTAACATTTACTGCTAGAACAGGCGATAAGGCACACTTTGAACAATTATCTACGCCAATGAAAAATGCCATGCGAGCAATGGCTAACGAATATAAAATAAAAACAAACAAATCTATTATTATTAGCAGTTCATATCGATCAAGCGCCGAAGAAACGGATTTATATAATAGATGGTTAGCGGCCGGCGGCCGGCCAAAAGGAGCACTAGGCCCGGGCGATCCTGGAGTACCAAAAGCTGGCGGAATTACAACTCCAGTAAAACCGGGAGGAGTAAGTCCTCATACAAAGGGCATTGCAGTAGACACTCCCCAAGCTTCTACACTACAGTCGTTGGGACTATTGGCAAAATACGGTCTACGCATTCCGTATCCATGGGACCCAGATCATATACAATTAGGTCAATAAATACACTATGTCATACAAGAATCTTGTTATTAAACCTCCAAAATATACCAACAACGACGGAGTAAAAGAAAGTCAATTTTATAAAGGCTTTAGTACGGTTAATGATACCGCATCGGTATCTCTTTTTGACTATGAATTAATAAGACAAGATTTAATTAATCGCCTTTCAACAGCTAGGGGCGAGCGTGTAATGAATCCCAATTTTGGTACAATTATTTGGCATCTAATTTACGACCCCCTTACTGATCAGTTAAGGGATGAAATCAAAGACGATCTTGTTTCTGTAATTACAAGCGACCCTAGAATAAGTCCGGTAAAACTAGAACTAGTTGATAAAGATTACGGCATACTTGTTGAGATTACTCTAGCAGTTCTTTCTACTAATCAAATTGAAAAAATGAGTTTAACATTTGATAGAGAACTAGGTTTAATAGCACAATAAAAACCCAATATTTTTAATTAAATAAATATTGGTATCGGAAAAACAAATTATATGATACCATCAACAACTAATCAGCTTCTTGTAGCCGAAGATTGGAAAAAAATATACCAATCTTATAAAAACGCAGACTTTAAAAGCTACGATTTCGAAACGCTTCGTAGGACAATGATATCGTACCTGCGAGAAAATTACCCAGAAGATTTTAATGATTACATCGATTCTAGCGAGTATATTGCTCTAATTGATCTTATTGCGTTTCTAGGACAGAATTTAAGTTTTCGTGTAGATTTAAATGCTCGTGAAAATTTTTTAGAAACTGCAGAACGACGTGAAAGTGTTTTACGATTAGCAAGATTAATTAATTATAATGCTAAAAGAAATTATCCTGCAACAGGATTATTAAAGATTGTGTCAATTCAGGGCACTGACAATGTATTCGACAGTAGCGGTCTTAATTTGTCCAACGTACCGATATCATGGAACGACCCAACTAATCCAAATTGGTTTGAACAGTTTATAACTATTCTTAATTCGGCAATGCCTTCGACTATGAGTTTTGGAAAACCTGCTGCCAAGGCAACAGTTGATGGTATATCTACAGAAAAATATACCATTTCTAGTAATAATGATAGTGTTGCTGTATTTTCTTTTAATAAAAGTATTAACGGAAGCAATTTTACATTTGAAATTGTATCATCTAGTTTTGATACCACAATTTACGAAGATGTTCCAAAGCCAAGAAGCCCTTTTGGAATTTTATATAGGAACGATAACAAAGGAACCAACTCAGCTAACTCTGGATTTTTTGTCCAGTTTAAGCAAGGTACGTTAAATGTTTCTGATTTTAATCTTGACAATCCTGTACCAAACGAAATTATAGGTATTGATGCTCCTAATATTAACGAAACTGATGTTTGGCTATGGCAACTTAATCAAGACGGTACTTATCCTGCTAATCCTTGGAAGAAAGTTTCGTCAGTATCAGGAAACAATGTTATATACAACAGCTTGTCGACAGACGAAAGGAATTTATATTCAGTTATCACAAGAGAAGATGATCAAATTGATTTAAATTTTACTGACGGTAGTTTTGGAAATTTACCTAAAGGACAATTTAAACTGTGGTATAGACAAAGTACTGGTATTTCTTATTTGATTAAAGCATCGCAAATGCAGAATATTAGTTTTAGCATTCCTTACGTCAACAGTCAAGGCCAAGCACACACAATTTCTTTTATAGCATCGTTACAATACAATGTAGGAAATAGCTCACCGGCCGAAACTAACGTACAAATTAAAACAAAAGCTCCTCAAGCATTTTATAGTCAAAATAGAATGGTAACAGCAGAAGATTATAATATTGTACCTCTTACAGTTGGTACGGATATATTAAAAGTTAAGACGGTTAATAGAATATCTAGTGGAGTTTCAAGATATTATGAACTTACTGATGTATCGGGAAAATATAGTAGTGTAAACATCTACGGTGATGACGGTATTCTTTATAAAGAAGTTAAAGAATATAATTTTGAATATAAAATTAGTACAAGAAATGAGATTAAATTTGCTATTAAAAATAATCTCGTATCAGTGTTTAATTTAAAAGAGTTTCGAAATTTCTATTACGAATATTATCTCCGTCCTAATTTTGAAAATTATAGTGTAAACTGGACACAGGCTACAAAAAATACTAATCAAGTTACCGGTTATTTTAATTTAGATGGATTGCCTACTCCTGCAGGAGACTTTTCATCTAATAATCTTAAGTATGTAACTACGGGTGCTCTTGTAAAATTTATTGCCCCTAAAAAAATTAATCCGTTACTTACTAACGACTCTACTCTTTATCAACAATATTTTTTACCGAACGGTAAACTTACATTTACGTCAGACGGTACAACAAGTTTATACAAATGGGCAAAAGTAATTTCTATTGTAGGCGACGGATATAATGAAGGTAAAGGTACACTGCTTAACGGTAGTGGTCCTGTTACATTGAGCACATCTCTTCCTACTGGAGCTATTCCAGTTGAAGTTATTACTAAATTTATTAATATTCCTTCAGAAGCATTACAAGCTCAATTAGTCAACATAAGTTTAACAAAAAGAAATTTTGGCATAAGTTTGGACCAAGATACAAAATCTTGGTATATTGTTTCAGATTCTAACATTGATCTTACATCTCCTTTTAGTTTAATAAATCAAAAGGATACTACTGATACAAATAAAGACGCAAGTTGGATGGTATCTTTTGTATGGACAGGAATAAACTATAAAGTTACATATAGGGTAATTGAATATATATTTGAAAGTCTTAATAATACTTCTTTCTTTGTCGATAATCAAAAAATAAATTATGATTATATTAATGATACTATAATAAAAGATAGTATTACAGTGTTAGGTATCAATCGATCACCACTAGTATCAACTGGAGAAAGTTTAAAAGTTGATCAACCTTGGCAAGTTGATGCACCAGTAATAGAACTTGACGGATATCAAGAGCCTAGGAAAGTAAAAATAAGTTTTTATGACATTGACGAGGACGGCCAAATTGATAATCCTGACTCATTTGTAGACATTGTTAATCCCGATTATTTTGATTCTGTTACAGGATTTAAAAGTAATTTTGTATTTTTTAAATGGAATACTGGTAGGACTCGTTACACGGTAGCTGATCCTACACAGTTTTTCTCTTGCCCCACTGAAAATGATGTTCCTCAATCAATGTTAACTGACGGACAGTTATTTTACTTCTATGACGATGCGGTTAATGTTATTAAAATTTGGGACGAATCAATTTTAGATTACGTTTTACAGACAGATTATTTCGCAAGACCAGGACGGTCAGATCTTAAATTTCATTATATACACAAGGCATCTCAAGACAGAAGATTAGATCCTGGTAAAACAAATTTAATGGATATCTACTTACTGACTAAATCTTACGACACTGAATTTAGAAATTGGTTATATACTGGAGACGGTACAGAACCATATCCTCCAACAACTCAGGGATTAGACACTTCTTATTCGTTGTTATTAAATCCTCTTAAAAGTATTAGTGACGAATTAGTGTTCCAACCTGCAAAATACAAAATATTATTTGGTGATAAGGCACCCGCAGTACTCCAAGCAACTTTTAAGGCAACAAAAAATCCTGCTAGATCCAATAGCGACAATGATCTTAAAACACGAATTCTTACAGCAATTGACCAGTTCTTTAGTATAGACAATTGGGATTTTGGTCAAACTTTCTTTTTTAGTGAATTGTCAACCTATGTAATGAATATAATGACTCCGGACATTACTAATTTTATTATTGTTCCTAAACAAGAATATGCGTTTGGTAGTTTATATGAAATTAAATGCAAAAGTAATGAAATTTTTGTATCCGGTGCAACCACCTTTAATATTGAAATTATTGATTCTATGACAACTTCACAACTAAAAGCAAGTGGTAACATTACAAATACCGTAAGGGGTCAACAATAATGGCTTCTAGAAAATCAGTTAATCTTTTACCGTCTTTTTTAAGAACAGAAAAAAATAATAAATTTTTATCAAGTACGCTTGACCAATTAATATCTCCGCCTGAAATTACAAGAATAGATGCATATGTAGGTAGCAAAGATACTCCTAGTTATCGAACTGGTGATGAATACCTGCAAGAGTCAAATCCATTGCGAGAAAAATATCAATTAGAACCAGCGTTGGTAGTAAGGACATTGACTCGTAGCATTAAAAAGGCATTTGCGCTTGACGATCTTTTAAATCAAGTAAAAGTTAATGGAATTGATTCTTCTAATATTGACAGAATTCTTAATCCTAAATTTTATTCTTATGATCCTAAAATTAATTGGGATAAGTTTGTTAACTTTCGAGAATACTATTGGCTTCCATCTGGTCCTTCCGCAGTAGAAATTGCAGGAAGAACATTATCTCCAGTAACTGAATTTAATATTGTTGATGCAGACGATAAAATTCAATTCTTGTTTGATGCAAAGACAACTTCTCCTACTCTTACGTTGTATAGAGGCGCCACTTATGTTTTTAATGTTAAGTCGCAACATAATTTTTATATAAAATATACAAATAGTGTAGGTAGTAATGATTCTGTTCCTTTAACTAATAATGGAACTAAAGACGGTCAAATAATTTTTACTGTCGATTGGTCTGCTCCTGAACGTTTATTTTATGTCAGTAACGATGACCAGCTATCAACTGGTAATATTTTTGTTAAAGACCCAATTGACAGCACTCTTATTGATATTGAAAATGAGATTGTTGGTAAAAAACACTATACCTCAGGTAACAATGTTACTTTTATTGATGGTCTTAAAGTTCGATTTTCGGGAACTGTTATACCTGAAACATACAAAGACAACGAATATATTGTTGAAGGTGTAGGCAATGCAATAAAATTAATTAAATTTACTGATTTAGATACTCCTGATGTGACTGCCGATGCTTATAATTCTAGATTTGACGGCACAAACTTTGATCAGTTTCCGTTTGATAATTTTAAAAATATTCCGTTAGTACCTGAATATGTTACAATCAATCGTGCTAGCAAAGATCTTAATCCTTGGTCTCGATACAATCGTTGGTTTCATTCGGACGTAATTAGAGAAGTTGCTAAAGCAAATAATCAATTAGTAATATATCCTGCCGAATATAGAGCAACTAGACCTATTGTAGAATTTATTCCAGATTTGCAATTATATAAATTTGGTACTACTGCAATTCCTAACGTTGATTTAATTGATACTTTTACAACTAACATCTTTAAAACAATTGAACAAGAAGACGGATACGATATTGATCAGATTACAGTAGAAGAAGGATTTAGAGTTGTTTTTAATGCAGATTCTGATCCTGCAATACGCGGAAAAGTTTTTAAAGTTAACTTTGCTAGATTTGGCGATAGGTTTAAGATTAATTTAACACAAGAATCAGATATTCCTGTTGTTGGAACATCTGTTCTTATCAAGAAAGGTATTGAACACGGCGGTTCTTCTTGGTTTTATAACGGCATTACTTGGGTTAAAGGACAACAAAGAACAAAAAGGAATCAAGCTCCATTATTTGATTTGTTTGACGAAAACGGAATAAGCTATAGTAGTAGTGAATATACTACTGATTTTAAAGGAAATGCGTTATTTGGATACGGAGTAGGCACCGGCCCCGTTGATCCTGTGTTAGGATTTCCGTTAGCTTATAGAAATACAGGTATTGAAGGCACTTATCTTTTTAAGAATTATTTTGCAATAGGATCTATTCAATTAGTAAACGCAGATCAATCAGCTACAATTTCAACTGCTCAAACATATTTTAAAATTAATAGTGATAATGGCACAACAGTTTCTAATATATGGTTGTCGGTAGAACCTTACGAAATTCCAAACGTAAATGGAATATATGACACACCACTTAATTTAACAAATAATCCTTCTAATAAAAATATTACAGAATTTACATTAACTGAATTATCAGACCATGTACGCTCTATGGTATCTAGAGATCCAGAGTTTAAGGGAGATTTTCCTGGAGTAAGTAATCTTAAAGATTTACCATTTATTACTCGATTTGGTACAAAACTTATTACAAATATAAATCCGTTAAGTTTTGCCCAACATTTTATTACAGACAATGATAATTCTGTTATTAATGCAATGCGCCTTGTGGGAGAAAATTATCAGACTTTTAAATTTAATCTTATAAAAACAATCAGCGACTTAAATGATAATTTGTCCCCCATTGATGCACTAGATGAAGCATTAAGAATTTTAAATCAAAACAAAACTACTACATTCCCATATTATAGTAGTGACATGGTTCCATATGGAGTAAGCCCAGTTATTCGAACTTATAGGATTACTGATTCTCGAAAGACAAAATATGCTCTTCCGCCCGATGCAAGTGTAACAATATTAAGTTCTAGGGGCCTGTTAGTATATCTTAATACAACACAATTGATACGAGGTCGAGATTATAAATTTGATTCTTACGATGCTAACGTAGAAATTTTAGTTCCTATTGTCCGAGGAGACGTTATTACTATTAAGGATTATCCTACAACTGATGGTAATTTTGTTCCTCCTACTCCTAGTAAATTAGGATTATACCCTGCATACGAGCCTGCCATCTTTGAAGATGATTCTTATATTAACGGACCTAAAACTGTTATTCAAGGTCATGATGGCAGTATTACGATTGCGTTTGGTGATTATCGAGACGAAATATTATTAGAATACGAAAAACGAGTTTACAATAACATTGGAACAGAATACAGAGCTGACATTTTTGATATCACTGCAATTTTACCCGGCATATTTAGAAATTCTAAATTTTCTTATAGAGAAGTAATTAATCCAGTTTTACAAGATTTCCTTAAATGGAAATCAACATTCGGAGTCGAAATAGAAAAAAATCTAACATTTGATGTTAACGAACCTAAAACCTATAATTACAGTTCAGTAAAATTATCATCAGGCGATTATCTTCCTGGAAATTGGAGAGCAATATTCAAATTATATTTTGATACTGATCGTCCGCACATTGCTCCTTGGGAAATGTTAGGGTTCAGTGTTAAACCAGCATGGTGGGAATCCGAATATGGTCCTGCTCCATATACTTCTGGCAACACAAAATTGTGGGAAGATTTAAAATTAGGAAAAATTGCACAAGGTACAAGGAAAGGGTTTGACCTTAACTATGCAAGACCGGACTTAATTAACATTTTGCCAGTTGACTCTTACGGTAATCCAATTCCAATTAGAAATTGGGGAATTTTAAACGCTAATAGTTCAGTTGATGGTATAACTAATAATTGGAAATTTGGGGACATGGGTCCTGCTGAAACTGCATGGAGGAGAAGTAGCTATTGGCCTTTTGCTCTACAAATAATTTCTGCACTTACTAATCCGGCAACTTACACTGCTTTGATGTTTGACACAAGTAGAATAGTTAAAAATGCCGTAGATAAATTGGTCTATAGCAATGACAACCTTCCTATCAATTCTTCTAAAGTTATACTTCCATATGAAACAATAAATGGACAAAAACAATTTGCAAGCGGTTATAGCGTTATTGTTATTGAAGCAGGGCTAATTAAAAATTCTAATTATATTAAAAATTTAAAATTAGAATTAACAAATGCTGAATTTAATCTTATGAATAAAGTTGGCGGATTTGTTAGTAAAGACAAATTAGAAGTTGTGATCGATTCTGTTAATCCTAACAGCATTAATCCTGGAATATTATTGCCTACAGAAGATTATTCTATACATTTTAATGTAAGCAACCCTATCGATACAATTGAAATAAGCGGAGTTATTGTACAAAAAGTACAAGGCAATTATATTGTAAGAGGGTATGATAAGACCAATTCATATTTTAAAATTAATGCCCCTATTCGACAACAAGTGGATCCATACATCACTGTGGGTGCTATTTCTGAAGATTATACCGTGTGGAGTCCAAATACGTTTTACTCTATTGGTCAAGTAATTTTAAACGATAATGTCTTCTATAGGGTGTCTTCAAATCATAGTAGTGGTTTTATCTTTGATACCTTAAATTCTCAAAAGTTATCAACTTTGCCAACAATAGGCGGAATTACTGCACAACTATCAACAGGATTCGACGATATTGAAACTACTATCCCATACGGAACATTGTATCAAACTCCGCAAGAAGTTGTAGATTTCTTATTAGGGTACAGTCGTTATCTTACAAATAAAGGATTTGTGTTTGATGAATATAGTAAAGAATTGGGCGAGCTACTTGATTGGAAGTTAAGCATTAAAGAATTTTTATTTTGGACAACGCAGAACTGGAACGAAGCCAATATAATAACATTAAGTCCCTTTGCAAGCAAAATTAAATTAACAACAAAAAATGCAGTTGTTGATAATGTGTTTAATCCTTATTACGAATATTCAATATATAAGGCAAATGGAGCACCATTTCCGTACTCTGATATATCGTTAAGTCGTGAAGACGGATTTTGTACAATTTCTACTGACAACGAACTAGAAGGTATTTTTTACGCTAAATTAAGATTAGTACAAAAAGAACACGCAATTATTCTTAATAATTTAAGTCGATTCAACGATGTAATATATGACACCGCAACAGGATATAGACAGCGTCGAATTCGTCTTATTGGATTTAGAACAGCAAATTGGAACGGAAATTTTGTTAGCCCTGGCTTTGTTTATGATGATGTTAAAATAACACCTTGGGGACCCTATACAGATTATACAGCAGGTGATGTTGTTGAATATGCAGGAAAATATTATAGTCTAATTAGATCGTTAGCAGGAGAAGAAACGTTTGATTTTTCTAAATGGTATAAGTTAGATAATAAACCGACAGCACAACTAATTCCTAATTTTGAATACAAAATTAATCAGTTCGAAGATTTTTATAGTCTTGATATTGATAATTTTGATATAGGTCAACAACAATTAGCACAGCACCTTATAGGTTATAGTTCTAGAGTTTATCTTGATAATATATTTTTAAATCCAATTGCACAATACAAATTCTTCCAAGGATTTATAAGAGAAAAAGGCACCCTTAATGCTTTAAAAAAATTAGAAAGAGCAAGTGTTCATAACTTACAGGGAAATATTGAATTTAACGAAGAATGGGCATTTAGAATAGGAACGTTTGGAGCATTTGCGGCTCTTGATGAAATTGAATTTCCTCTCAACGAACTAGATTTTGTCGATAATTCTCAAATTGTTAAATTTGTTGAAAAAGCTCCTAACATATCTTACGATCCAACAAATTATATCACCCCAGATAAATTTACAATTAAAAACCCAGAAATTGATATTCTTAATCTCTTTGACACAGTACCGTCGTCGACAAATGAAGAATTGTTAGTATTACCTTATGCTGGTTATGCAACATTAGAAGATGTTGATTATACAGTAGTTTCAAAATCAGAACTTATATCGGGTCCTGTAAATTCTAACATTAAAGTTGGCGATACTGTTTGGGTAGGGTTTGACGATAACGAAGACTGGGGTATATATAGATATTCTAGATTACCTATTGCAGTTAAACAAGTTTATTCTTACCGAGACGGCGAACAAATAAGTTTTATAACAGATAAAAACCACGGGTTAAAAGTGGGCGATGTTGTTGCAGTTGTTCGATTTTCAGATACATTAGATAGAACATATGTTATCTCTGAAATTAATAGATTAGACGAATTTGTAGTAGACTACACCGGCTCAATTCCTGATTTTGTAAGTCAATTTGGTTTATTGTTTAAGTTTGTATCATCTAGATTTGAAACATTTGACGATATTATCAATACAACATATCTTGCAGACTTTAGACAAGGTAAAAAAGTTTGGATTGATAATAATATATCTGGTAATTGGGAAGTTTATGAAAAAACTAACAACTATTTTATAAGTAGACTTCCAAATGTAATTGATTATGATTATGCTAGATACGGACAAGTGGTCAAGGCCGAAGAAAATTCTAATATATTAATTGTTGGTGCACCTGATTACGATGATGGAAATGGGTCGGGTAAAGTATTTGTTTATACAAATGTAAATGGAGTGCTGACCCAACTATTCTATTATGGAGTCAACAGATTCCTTAACCAATATTATAATAATAATCTTTCACCTGCCCCAAAAGGTGGATTTGGATCAGCAATAGAGTATGACCCTATTGACGGATATATTATTGCTTCTGCTCCATATGCGTCCTATATTAGATCAGAAACTTCCGGAAATACACGGTTTGTTTTATCTACCGCTCCTACTAGTTCATACCAAAAAGAGGGACTAGTAGTTATATCGTCGGTAAATTTAGCAAATAATGGAGAAACTCGACATTTTACATTATCTTGTTCTGAACCGGAGAATGGATTAGAATTTGGTAAGAGTTTATATGTTACAAACACAGCAACACACAAATTATTATTTGTAGGAGCTCCTGGTAAATCTTATAATGCAGGCGCAGTCTATTTCTATGATTTAGCAATAGTTAAATCAGTTCCCGATGTATTAACTTTTGATAATAATCTTACTACCTTTGATAAAAATACCTGTCTGTTTGATGCAGTAGGTGCTGTTAAAATTGATACAAACGTTACAGCAACGTCACAAATAAAATTACCAACACCTCCTATTGTTTCTGCTGGTAGTAGATTTGGTGAAGTTATTTCTGGAAATAATTTAGGAACAAGAATAGCAGTATCTGCTCCTCAATATAATAATGGAAATGGTGCAGTCTTTGTTTATAGAAAGAGCTCAACTGTAAATTCTTATACCTTAATTCAAACCTTACTGCATTCTGATGTAGCGCATGGCGGAAAATTTCCGTTGTATTCTAGATTTGGTGCATCAGTAAGTATGACAGACGACGGTAATTGGTTAATTGTGTCTGCTGATTTAGCCGATGATAAGAATGTAGAAAAGGGAAAAGTTGCAATCTATAAATGGTCGACTAGTCTTAATTTATTTGTGTTCTCTCAACTACTACAAAATCCTTCTAGTACTAGAGGTCTTAAATTTGGTCATAAAGTTGAAACAGATAAATCTGGCGAAATTTTAGTTGTATCTGCTCAAGGACCGAATTATTTTTATGGTCTAACTTATGACGATGGGTCTACTACTTTTGATGCCGAGTCAACAAATTTTGGTGCAGTTATAAATGACTCCGGCTCTGCGTATGTTTATAATAGGTACAATGATAAATTTATATATGCAACTGAGCTTTTTGATTATCAAGTTGATGCCGGAAGTTTTTATGGTGCAGATATTGCGGTAACAAGAAATTATGTATACGTTGGAGCACCGTTAGATATAACAACAGGTACTACACGTGGCGGCCAGGTGTTTGCATGGAACGCAATTGACCCATTAGCAAATACGTGGAAGTTAATAAGACAACAGTCTAATTTAGTAGATACTCGAAATATTAAATCTATTAAAACGATTGATTCATTTAACGAACAAGTATTAGATTATCTTGAAATATATGATCCTATCAAAGGATTTATTCCAAGTCCTGCCGAAAACGAATTAAGATATAAGTCTTTGTTTGACCCTGCGGTCTACAATACTGGTACCAATACAAAAGTTAATATTGACATAACTTCTTATTGGGGGAAAGAACATGTAGGCGAGCTTTGGTGGGACTTATCGGCTGTTAAGTACATGTTGTATGAACAGGGCAATATTGATTATAGGCGCAACCTATGGGGAAGTCTGTTTCCAGGAGCATCTATTGACGTATATGAATGGATAGAAAGTGATTTTATTCCTAGCGAATGGGGATTGAGCGCAGATACAACTGCCGGCATTGCTCTAGGTATAAGCGGTACTCCGAAGCATTTAGATGATTCTGTGTACGTTGAAGAACAAATTTATAGTCCTATATCTGGACAACTTATAAGCAAATACTATT